AATGAGGACGGAGAAAACAGGCAGGATATTTTAAGCAAAATGTCCGGTAGTGAAGATATTACAGTAGAAAAGTACACATACAACGGAGAGCCTGCCGCATACGTAAAGTGGGGCGATAAGGTAATAGGCAATCTATCGGCAGAACTGGCGGGGGACTTAGCGAGAAAGTACCCGAAAGCCCGCTACACCGCAGAAATACTGGAAATTTCTGGTGGGGGGGTACAGACGTTCGGGTGCAATATAGAGCTTGACGTAATCGAGGACGCAACGCCCAGCGTAAGCCAGCATACGGGAGAAACTACAGTATATGTAGACCGTAGCAACAAAAAATACCATAGTAAGCCTAACTGTTCGGGAATGAAAAACCCAAAGAGCATACCGCTAAGCCAAGCAAAGAAGAAATACACCGCTTGTAAAAAGTGTTGTAAATAGGTAAAGGCATAAGCCGCAGACTTGTAAAAGAGTTTGCGGCTTTTCGTCGTATATGGGGAAAGAACAGGAACGAAAGAGAGGTAGCAGAAATGGCGAATAAGAAAGGCAGCCGACAGCTGACATGGACAGACCGTATAAGTATTGAGGCATTGAAAAAAGCAGGGCATAGCGTGATAGAGATAGCAGAACAGCTGGGCGTACACCGCAGCACTATATACAATGAGCTTAAGCGAGGGGAATATATGCACAGAAATAGCGACTATACAGAAACATTAAGTTATAGCCCAAACAAGGCACAAATGAAAGCAGAGGAAAATTTAAAGGCAAGGGGTACACAACTTAAAATAGGAAACGATATTGCATACGCAAATTATATAGAGGATAAAATAGTAAATGAAGATTACAGCCCAGCTGCGGTACTGGGAGAATTGAAAGCACAGGGGAAAGAGGGGGACTTTTCCGTAACAGTATGCGTAACGACCTTATACAGCTACATTGATAAGGGTATTTTCCTTAAGTTGTCTAATAAGAATTTGCCAGTAAAGAAGAATAAGAAGAGAAATTATAAGAAAGTACAGAGGCAACAGAAAAGGGCGGCAGCAGGAGAGAGTATAGACAAACGCCCGAAAGAGATAGATACACGGGAAGAGTTCGGCAACTGGGAAATGGACAGCGTTTTAGGTAAGCGGGGAAAGTCAAAAAATACGTTGCTGGTACTGACAGAGCGGAAAACCAGAAACGAGATTATATTTAAACTGCCAGACCATACAGACGAGGCAGTAGTAGCGGCACTGGATAGATTAGAAAGAAAATGGGGCGCTGATATGTTTAAGCGGGTATTTAAGACAATCACAGTAGACAACGGCAGCGAGTTTGCAGATGCAGAGGGCTTACAGCGTTCTATTATCAACGAGGGAGAAAAGCGGACAAAGGTATATTACTGCCACCCGTACAGCAGTTGGGAGCGTGGCACAAATGAGGTAACAAATAAGATGATACGCCGGAAGATACCGAAAGGCACAAATTTTGACGACAGGACAGAGGAAGAGGTAGAGAGTATAGAGAACTGGATAAACGGATACCCACGCAAAATACATGGCTATCATTCAGCAGGGGAACTATTCGAGGAAGAGGTAAAGCAGCTTGCATAAGAACGAAAATAGGGAGCGTGAGAGGCTGGCAGCAGTGGCAGCCTTACTATTGCGCTGCCTAAAAGTGAAAATATACAATAAAACAGGCTACGTATTGTGCAAAACGGCAAAACGATAAAAACATGAAAAAATGTCGAATTTAATGTTGACATTTTTAAATTCGAGAAAAAGGCAATTTTAACATTGATTTGCCCGGGTACTTGTGCTAGGATATATGACAAATCAGCCTGATTCGTCACTTCACACTGATAGAGAAGAGACGGAGTGAAGCGTGACGCTGGATCGAGAGACAAGGGCTGGAATCGTGGCCATCCCCGAAAGGAGAGAGGCCACAGAGCAATCAGAGAGGGGAACAAAACTATGAGCAGAGTCTACAACTTTTCCGCAGGTCCGGCCGTGCTGCCGGAAGAAGTCTTAAAAGAAGCAGCAGCCGAGATGCTTGATTACAATGGAACCGGAATGTCCGTCATGGAGATGAGCCACCGCTCAAAAGCTTTTGAGGAGATCATCCAGACAGCAGAGCAGGACATCCGAGACCTCTTAAAGATTCCGGATAACTACAAAGTCCTGTTTTTACAGGGCGGCGCTCACCAGCAGTTCGCTGCAGTACCGTTGAACCTGTTCAAGAACCGTGTCGGCGATTATATTATCACCGGACAGTGGGCAAAGAAGGCATGGAAGGAAGCAAAGCTTTACGGAACAGCGAATGCCATTGCATCCAGCGAAGACGAGACCTTCAGCTATATTCCGGACTGTTCTGATCTTCCGGTCGATGAGAATGCTGACTATGTTTATATCTGCGAGAATAATACGATCTACGGAACAAAATTCCACACACTCCCGAACACAAAGGGAAAAACACTCGTCTCCGATGTGTCCTCCTGTTTCCTCTCTGAACCGATGGATGTATCAAAATACGGTGTGATCTATGGCGGTGTCCAGAAAAACATCGGACCGGCAGGTGTTGTTATCGTGATCATCCGTGAGGACCTGATCCGCGAGGATGTTCTTCCGGAGACACCGACGATCATGCGCTACGATGTCCAGGCGAAGGCCGGATCCCTCTACAACACTCCGCCGTGTTACGGAATCTATATCTGTGGCAAGGTCTTCAAATGGCTGAAGAAGCAGGGTGGACTGGAAGTCATGAAGGAGAAAAACGAGCGAAAGGCAAAGATCCTTTACGATTATCTGGATCAGAGCAGGCTCTTCCACGGAACTGTCCGCAAAGAGGACCGTTCCATCATGAATGTGCCGTTCGTTACAGGTGATAAAGAGCTGGATGCCCTGTTCGTAAAAGAGGCGGAGGCAGCCGGATTCGTGAACTTAAAGGGACACCGCACGGTTGGCGGCATGAGAGCCAGCATCTACAATGCAATGCCGGAGGAGGGCGTTGTGAAGCTTGTAGAATTTATGAAGAAATTTGAGGCGGAGCACGCGGACGCGTAAGACTGCCGGATGAAAATATCAGAGGAAAAATTATGAGAAATATTTGTTGTTTAAATCAGATCTCCCACTATGGCACAGACCGCCTCACAGGAGACTATAAACTTGTAGATGATATTAAAGACGCAGAAGGAATCCTGGTCCGCAGCGCGTCTCTCCACGAGACAGAATTCCCGGCTGGACTCGAGGCCATCGCCAGAGCCGGAGCCGGAGTCAACAATATCCCGCTCGACGAGTGTGCGAAGAAGGGCATCGTCGTATTCAATACACCGGGCGCAAATAAGAACGGTGTAAAGGAGCTTGTTCTCGCGGGTCTGTTCCTGACTTCCAGAGATGTTGTCGGAGGTATCGAGTGGTGCAGGGAACATGCCGGGGAAGAAGATATCAGCAAGAAGATGGAGAAGAGCAAAAAAGCCTTTGCCGGAAACGAGATCAGGGGCAAAAAGCTTGGAGTCATCGGTCTTGGCGCTATCGGCTGTGAGGTTGCGAACGCTGCCGCTGCTCTCGGAATGGAAGTTTACGGCTATGATCCGTTTATCTCCGTAAATGCGGCGTGGATGCTGTCCCGATCTGTAAAGCACATTATGGATGTGAATACGATCTACAAAGACTGCGATTACATCACTGTCCATGTGCCGCTTCTCGATTCCACGAAGGAAATGATCAACAAGGATGCTTTTGACCAGATGAAGGACGGTGTTGTGATCTTAAACTACGCGAGAGACCTGCTTGTAAACGATGATGATATGGCAGAGGCGTTAAAGAGTGGAAAGGTAAAAAAATATATCACCGATTTCCCGAACGCAAAGACTTCCGCGATGGACGGCGTGATCGCAACACCGCATCTGGGCGCTTCCACAGAAGAGTCCGAGGATAACTGCGCGGTGATGGCTGCGGATGAGCTGAAGGATTATCTGGAGAACGGAAATATCAAAAATTCCGTAAACTATCCGGCGTGTGACATGGGAATCTGTCAGGTGGCAGGAAGAATCGGCCTGCTCCATGCGAACGTTCCGAACATGATCGGACAAATCACATCGATCCTGGCTGCTGAGGGAATCAACATCGCCAACATGACAAACAAGAGCCGTGACAAGTACGCGTACACACTTCTTGATCTGGAAGATCCGGCGAAAGCGGAGGCGGTTTCCCATCTTGAAAAGATCAGCGGAATGTATAAGGTCCGTGTGATCAAGGGCTAAAAAATTATAGTCGAAAAGAGAATAATACGGCTGCATAAGAAGATGGCAGCTGTGAAATGTAATTGTAATTCATCCATGTACGAAAAATCGTCATGGATGAATTGCGTTTATAGAGAATTGAGTGTAATATAGAGGCAGGATAAAATAATATGGGGAGGTAACAGGCATG